TCCCAATCGTCTAGGTCGTAGTAATTAGGCACCACCCACTCGTAGTTTTTACCGTTGCGTCCTTCCTTGCCTTGGTGGTAGTGCATCCATGCGTAGCTTTCAAAGATACGAAAACTATTAGGCATCAAAGTTGGATAGCCGATTCCTGTTTCAACATGTTGGTGATTTGGAAACTCAACCATGAGCTGCTGATGCGCATGACCAAACGGATGGCAGATAATGTCTTGTGGCTGCAGGCGTTCCCGCAGCGCCGGGATTAAACGTTGTTCAAAGAGCTTGTGAGCGTCGCTGCCGATAGTGGCATCGTTACCGTGGAAATCAGTATCACTACGATTGAACAGGACGTTGAAGTCAATCGCATCCAGCATGGTGACTTGCTCGTTGGCACTGCTTTCACTGCCGGCGTTACTGTACTCAATAACCTCATAACCTTGACCCTGCATCATCTTGGGGAAGCGCAGCGCCTTGCCTGTGAATGCACAATGAGAATATGCCTTGGTGTGTTGGGTGTGAAAAATACCAATTAAATGCAGACGTGGCATTTACTGCTCTTCCGCTGGTTCTGTGTGAATCTGGTACACATTATCAGAATCAGCCACTGCGGTGCAACCTTCAGGTGGTCGCCAGTCAGATTCGCCATCCCAAACAACGCGGTTGACGCACTTACCTTCTGAATCAAGAATTGCATAAATCATGGTTACCAGCTCCAAACGCGAACATAGCCATCGCCGCCCGTACCACCAGCACCTGAAGTGCCACCAGCACCGCCGCCACCACCGCCGCCACCACCAGGTACTGCGCCGGCGCCGCCAGATCCGGCAGTGGTATTGGTGCTACTGCCGCCACCGCCACCACCGTCTCCCTTGGTTAATCCGGCACCACCTGAGTTGCCAGCAGTGCCTATTGCACCACCGCCCGAGAGTGACAATTGAGCGCTGGCACTGTTTTTTTGTTCGCTAAAACCTTGGCCCCCAGCACCACCACTGCTTGTTGCGTTTGCAATAGTAACACCACCTCCAGCGCCACCGCCAGCAGGCCCCAGATTGGCTCTACTCCCCCCAGTGCCACTACCACCTGTAGCAGAACCTGTTCCACCTGCACCTGCAAATACAGGGCCTGAGTCACCATAGTAAGAAATAGCGCCCCCAGTACCTCCCGTAGTACTAGTACCGCCGGTGCCGCCCGCTGTAGCAGGAGTAATCAATAAACTACCAAAAGAAGAAGATCCCCCACTGGTTCCAGTCGCACCGTTTTGGTTTGTTGTTCGTGCAGCTCCACCGGGGCCCCCAGCGCCCACGGTGATTGTTTCAGTGGCGCTAGCGGCTGAAGCCGGCGTCCAAAGGCTAACAAACTTTCCACCCGCACCGCCGCCGCCACCATTTCGTTCAATTGTCAGGCTTGAATTATCACGATGACCACTACCGCCACCGCCACCGCCACTGACGCACTCGACGTAAATAAACGTCACACCAGCGGGCTTGGTCCAAGTGCCACTGGTTAGAAATTCTTGGTAGTCAGCAGATACAGTGCCCGGTCCTGTAGCACCCGTTGCGCCAACTCCAGTGGCACCAGTTACTCCGATAACACCTGTAGCACCTGTGACGCCTACTGGTCCTTGGATGCCAGTTGCTCCAGTTATTCCTATTGGTCCAGTTTCGCCGATAACACCAGTAGCACCAGTGATTCCAATAGGGCCTGTAGCTCCGCTAACGCCGACTACCCCTGTTGCGCCTGTGATTCCAACCGGGCCAGTTTCGCCAACCACGCCAGTCGCACCACTGACGCCTACTGGACCAGTGGCACCAGTTGCTCCGCTGACGCCAATGACACCGGTAGCTCCGGTAGCTCCACTAACTCCCGCTGGGCCAGTAGCGCCTGATGCCCCAATTGCTCCAGTGGGACCTTGCACCCCCGTAGCACCTGTTACGCCGATGGGGCCAGTTGCCCCGGTGCTGCCGATGGGACCTGTTTCGCCAATAACACCAGTAGGCCCAGAAGGCCCTTGAACTCCTGTTGCTCCCGTGACACCTGTAACACCAATAACACCAGTAGCTCCACTAACTCCTATGGGACCTGTTGGGCCTGTTACACCTTGTATCCCGGTGGCACCCTGAATACCTGTGGAACCTTGAACACCTGTCGCTCCAGTAACACCAGTGGCACCTGTTGCACCTTGAGGACCAGTAGCTCCTTGAACGCCAGTGGCTCCTTGTACACCCGTTGCTCCTGTAATGCCAATACCAGTAGCACCTGTTGCGCCTGTAATACCAATACCTGTGGCCCCTGTTACACCTGTTGCACCACCAGGACTCCCAGTAGGTCCTGTTGCACCAATCATGTTATATACTTTCTCCAGGCCAATGGCGTCGTAGACCGCCCAACTACCATCCTGCCTAAGGATAAGTTCTTCTTCTGTTGCTAATGTTCCCTGCCAAATTGTGACAGTATCTACTCCATCAAAATGATTAACTGTTAAAAAATTTGAAGAAGCGTCTTCATTCTTAATGTAAATAGTTCTTACATTACGTTGAATAGAAGCACTTGGCGAAGGGACTATAACAGTAGTTGTCGCCGTAGTAATAGTTGTATTTTCTCTTACGGGAGTAACGACCCCACTTTGGTTATCAACAAAAGATGCATGAACCTCTACCAGGCCAGAGGATGCTGTGACCAAACGCACTTCGTCAGATGTAGAAGTTAATAGAAGCATGGATATGTAATGTTTACTTGTCTGTTTATTTTAAACGAAGGGTGTCAATTGCCAGGTTTTTCACCCAATGCTGGAACGTACGGGATATTGTTTTTATCGTACATGGTAAAACCATTAATTTTTATGTACGTCAAGGGTATGTTAAACAGTCTTTGCAGCATAGGTTGCATCATCTGTGCCTGGCAATTATAAGGAGGTACATCCATGTATGAAAGTGACTGCCTAGCAAGTTCCCTGTCAATTTTCTTTTGTGCTTCTTCATTTTCAGCTACTAACTTTTGTTCCCACGCTGTCATATCTGTTATTTCAACTGGAAAATCTGAGGGCTCGGGAGGGAAGATGCCATCCCTAAACCGTAGAGCATATATGTGTTTGCAGTAGCGAAGCTCATCGAGCAAAGGAGACCATATATCAGTAAAGGATGTGATTACATTTGCTGTAGCTTTGTAATCATTGTAACCAGGCATGCCTTCTGCCTTGGAACCACTGAGGCCAGGACTTCCAGTTGATCTTAGATACAACGAACCAAATTCCCTGTAGACACCAGGGTTGTCTCGTGTTGCCTGAGCATCAACGGCTCTCTCCGTTGTGATTGTATCTGACACAGCAAAGTTCTCCCCTGGGGCAATAATTTGCAAGATGCGATCTACTTCCGCATCGGTCATAGAAGCATTATCTTCAATCCCTAGAGATCTGAGGATCTCATACCTACCAGGCTTGACACTTGCAATGGAAGTACGTGGGAATGCTTTTTTGTTACTAGAGCCAAGATTTAACATATAGCTGTAATCTCGTCTATTGAAATCTTGACATGTGCAGCAATATCTTGGACCTGTAATGAAGTAACGTCCGATACTGGGTGGTTTGGTTGCAGGCGTTACCAATACACGGTCTGGGGTTGCTTCTACGGACCCCTCCTTTTTAAGTGTTAATATTCCAGTCTCTTCATCTGTGTCAACCAAGACGGCTTGTACGTAGCCATAACGAGTTTGCTCTAGTGGATTAACAGAGTCCCTATCAATCACGATTCCATCCTTTGCGATGATTCTATCTTCAAGCACCTCACCATTCAAAGCTTTTAATCCTTCAAGAGAGGGTCCCAGGTTTACGTATAGAGGAGCAGGTAATTTGTTTGAAGAGTTCCAGGCTCCATTTAATTTCACATACCAATAGTCAGCGTCTTCAGTTATTGATTCAATGTAAAGATCAATTGCTTCACTCTTGCTTTCATCATCCCACCATTGACCAACATTCTCGTAATCAGTGAATTGCGCATCTAACCAATAATCGGACTGTAATATTGCATAGGCATTTACCTGATCGAACCTAACGCTACCTTCTTTTTTAGCGCCGGCCCAATGGACGTGAAACTCTTTACTTGTAGTGGGGTAGCCTACAAATGTCCCGTTTATGTCGGGGTAAGAAGTACCTGCTGGCAAAAAACCATCAGGAAAAGGTACGGTGTATTTGAAATTGTACGTATAGTTTTGATTGTGAACAGAAGCCGTAGCTAGCTCATATCCACGGCGCCATCTAGACCAAGTTGACTCTCGGTTTGATGTGTATAAAGAATCAGGAATACTACCTTTAGAGAACTCAGTGGTAATGGGTTTTACACCATTAACTCCAAAAGGCTTTGAGGCCTGGAACGAACCAAAGGTAGTACCTGATTGCTTAGCCATTGATCAATAGAAACCACCTTGCGCATAAACGTGTGCACCAGGGGTATAGCCAAGGCTGTTGGGTCCATCTGGGAATACACCGACGTAAATACGGTCGCCTCGTTCCAGGTAGATTCCTTTGTTACGTAGTGGGGCAGTCTCACCTAGACCGGTGGTATTACCCGCTGTAACAACAGGAGTAGCAAGGGCAGGCATTACATCACCGCAGTCAACCTGCTGGGTGTTAGCTGGAACTTTTTTAGTGAACAAAATTTTGTAGTCGCCACTTGCCGGGATAGGTGTGGTGGTACCACGAGTTTGATAGAAGACAAAGTTTACAGCCGGTTGGTAGGCGTAAATTGTTCCGCCATAACTAAAACCTGAAGCTACCCCGGTGGAGTAAAGAATAGCAGTGTTGATTCCAGTGAGGGTGCCCGATCCTGTGTAGGTATAGAACCCAGCACCCGCAAAGGGCGCTCCTACGCCCGTAAGGATACCGGTACTGACGATCTGAGCGATCTGTCCACTGACAAAGCTGATGGGCGTACCAGAGGTGCCAGAGCTTACCGTATGGTCTACGTCACGGTAGTCATCATTACGGACAATGGTGATCGAATCAATTACGCCGCCGCTATTGTTGTCTTCGCTCAGGTTGGCATCCATGTCAACCAGGATTGCCGGTGCTTGCCCACCTTGTACAAACAGAGTGTTCGTTGCTTGGTTACCAGCGATCTGGGTAGTTACTCGTACCGAATCGAATAGAGGACGGTCAATCAGCAAGGGCTGCTTGTTTGTGGCTGTCGACGACATTACCTTACGTGTATCTTTTGTTTATTATAGGTGGCTTTAACCACCCATGTATTGACCTAAGTTCCCAAAGGGAGTATTAGGCATCCTGGCAGTGTCCGTAAACAAAGCTTCTGGATTAGATTGGAGAGCAAGGAAACGCTGGAACAAGTCACCTGCTTCTTTACTTTTAAACACACGCTTCTTTTCTTGATTGTAAGCAAGACGTTGTTGTGGATCCATGGTGCCATAAGTACCACGGTAGATTTCCCCTGGAGAATAATCGTCGTAATCAACAAAAGAAGCCATCAGCCTGCCACCTCTCTATCTATAAAGAAACGCAAGAATTCTTCTGGTGGTACCCGGTCTGGATTTCCGAACAAAGGAGATAAGGATTCTTGATTAAAAACCGAAACATCTAACTGACCAGGAACAGAACTTTGTGGACGCATGAACGTTCCCAGGCCTGTATTTTTAAGCATAAGATTTAACAGGCTGGCACCAAGTTTATTTCCTTGTTCTCTAGGCGCTGGGGTTGTTGTAGCAGTAGCCGCAGGCAATGTTGCCCCAAACTGTTCTGGTATGTCACCAAGAACACGTTGAGCATTTTTATATAGGTCACCACCTTTTTTAAAACGCGGCAGAGCACTTGATACTGAAGTACCAAAAGAATCTTTAGCATCTAAGGAAACATTTGGATTGCCACCAAGAACGGTTGCGTAGGCACGTCCAATAGGCATGCCTGGCTTAAAGCCGCGATCCAGAAAGTATTGAACCACTTTCTCCATCTGGCCAGCCCTTGTTTGTGGGCCAGTGATGCCATATAGTTTTTGTTCGTTTTGACCAAACTGGATCAGTCCTTTGTGACGCCCACCAGCACCCCCAACTATGTTGGGGTCCATGTTCATGCCTGATTCCAGGGAGATAAAACCACCGAACTCGTAAGGATCTAGGCCAAGTCTTTTGGCACCGCTAAACATTGCCATGCGCTCTTCCGGAGGAAGAATACCGACACGTGGTTTGGGTGTAGGACTTGCCATTGAAATTACTGTTTTATTCTCCTACCCAATTTGACTCTGCCTTGAGACCGGGGACAAATACTGCTTGTAGAGCTACAACTAGACTCAGTTTGGCAGTGAGGCGACGGACAAAATTACGGCAAAGAATCATTGGTTTTTAGCGGGGACACTGGTCTCCATAGATCTTGTGATCTGTTACCCAGTAGGTGGACTTACGCACTAAGGTGCTGCCAAGTACTATTAGTCTAGCAAAAGTTTATTTTATTCCCTGTAAAAGAAGACGCTTTTGCAGCTCTTCAATCATTTCTGGAGTAATACCAAAAGCATTTGGGTCATAACCCGAATCAAGCGTTGCTCTACTAAAATCACCCACTTGATACGGGACTTCATCAGTATTGATTGGAACCACTAATTGATCACCAGTTGTTTGTGTGGTATTACCGGTTGACATCAAAGGATTAAAAGTTCCTATAGCTCCGCCAGGTTTACCTATTTGTTTTTGTCCGTATTCCTTTTGCCATATTGCTAAGCCCATGTCACGAACAGCGTTTCTTTCTTCTTGAGTTTTGGCTTTAACTCTGTCCGCTTCATAGCGTTTCAACTCAGGATTCTGAGCTGTTAGTTGGGCAGTGCGTTGTAACTCTCCCTGGTATGATCGCTCCGCTGGATCCCGTTGATAAGAACGATCTATTTCATTGTCTTGACGTACAGGAACAAATGCATTAGTAGGAGGGTTTAACGCTCGACCTGTTTTGTAGTCATATTCAATTCCGTTTACTATATAGTTTTGACCAGATTGACGCAATGCATTGGATTCACGAATTAATCTTGATTCATCTGCGGAACCAGCGGGTGTTGCTCCAAATATTGTTGTGGCCGCAATTTTAGGAAGTATTCCGCCGGGAACATAAGCAGCTATTTCTAAATTACCTTTAATAGGGTTGCTATCTGGCAAAGCTGAAAGCAACCCACCAACAAGATAGCCTCCGGCGTTAAGGGGGTTTAAAGGATTAACAAATTTACCAAACTTACCTAAAGCAGTAGTCGGACTACTTGTTGCAAAAGGATTTAATGCCGTTGGGCCAAGACCTTGAAGATTGCGAAACACTCCTTGAGAGGTGTCAATACCAGCTTGTGCTTGACGTTGAAGATACCGAGCGTTGCCTTGCAGTAGTGTTAAAGGATCGTTCAAAGGAAATTGAACAGACGTGGGGCCAGGGCGGAGAGATGCTGCAGTTCGTTGTGTTCCTGAAGTAACATTACTGCCAAACTCTTGCAGAAAACGTTGGGCTCCATCAAGATATCGTGGATTATTAAAACTTTGTGGGAGATTAATGGAAGGAGCAAACCTTCCAGTTTGTTGCATTACCTGTACTTGCCCAGATAAGCCAGGGCGAAAAGTGCGGGGAGAATTAATTTTCTGACTAAACCGAGTTCCAGGTCGAACGACCGCATCTTTTACAGCTCCAACAGATCTAACTAAAGCATTTTCCGTTAAAGTCCCTACTCCGCGAAGCACGGGAGCTGCCAAGTCGTCAGCAAATCCTTGAACACTACGCACTGCCTGAGGAATAATGCGAGAGCCTGCTTGTTGAAGTAGTTGCTGAATAAACGGGTTCACATCTATCTCCAGTTAAGGTTTAAGTAGATACTAGAACCAGTACTTACGTCAGCAGGGCCGGGTAATGCCTGGATGAATTCAGCACCAGAGCGTTCGTAACGGTATCTGGCCTGGAACGGATCTTTGTAGTTAGGAACGTAAAGAATATTAGCAAGTCGATTTGTCTCATAGAGATAAATCTCATCCCATACCTTTAATGCTTCCTTGGCATTGCTAGATCTAATTGTACGATCAACGTCACCAGCAATGTTTTCAATCCGAGTAGAAGGCGAAGTAGCAACTTCGGTTTTCTTTTCGGCGGTATCACAGCGACCGACTTGAATGATGATCTTGTCGTAGAAGTAAGAGTCAGGTACTGTGTTTAGGGATTCTTCCAGGCGAGCATAGTCACCTGCTGGGACAGAAACCACGTAGTAACCAAGGTGGTAACGTACTCTACTTTTATCGAAGTCAGATAGCCTCACTTCTTTCACTCACTGTGTTTTAATTATACGTTTAGAAAATCAAGCAAATAATTCCATTGTCTGTTGTAATGTGCTGTTTAGTGATTCATAAGGATTTGCGACTGCTGTTTCTTGCTTACGTGCAAGTGCTTGTTGGAGCAAAGAAGTCGTTAAAACATCTTTCAAAGATGTTTGTTTACCAAATAATGACTCCATTAGGCTGTCTGTATTTTGCTCTGGAGTAGGCAAAATAGGTGCTTCTGGGGCTGTTGTGCGATTACGTGTGACCGCTGCTTCAGGCAACTCACTCAAATGAAATGTTTGTAATTCGTATGGCCCCGTGCGAAGTGCGGAAACATTACCTGCGCTACCTAAACCTACATGCGTGGATATAGATCCGCTACCTAGGAAACGCAAAGAAGTTCCTTCAGGAAATGCGTAGTCTTCACCAAGATGATCTGTGGATGCACCAGGTGCTGGCGCAGTCCTTTTGCCCATGGGACTTGTAATCTGCGTTGCAGGATTTAAGCTGAAACCTTGGTTTTCTGGACTATAAACAGACTGCCAATCCTCTCTGCCTGGCAGTCGAAATTGCAGGTATTGTCCAATATCTTTACGCGCAATCGAAAGAGGAATTGGTTTTCCGTCTTTAGTAAGAGCAAAATGCGCATGAGGGCCAGTAGAGACGCCTGTGGATCCTACTTTTCCTTTATAAAGTGCGGGACCTGCCATTATCTTTTTATTTTTAATTCTAAAACAACAAAACCCCTGGTTTCCCAGAGGTCTTGCGTTTGGAGATGAGAATCAAACCCTAATTAAATCAGCGGCAATCACAGCCTCCCAATCGACCCTTTTAATTTGTTTCAACTGATCGAGACTTGTAAATCTTTCACCCGACAAAGAGAGTTGAAGATCCTTTATTTCTCGAGCAGTTTTCAGACCAATTCCTTTAATGTGGTCTGCAATCATCTGGGCAGTTGCGCCGTTGATGTTAAGCCTGGTATCAGGAGGAAATACACGTGGCTCCTCCTTTGCTGCTTTGTCTTTTACTTGAAGAGTTTTGACCTTTTGCGTGGCCTGTTCATCAGGTAGTAACTCAGTCTTGTAAGCGGTGTAAAGGCGACCGTCCTGATCTTCGACCATGAACCAATCGCCTTCATCCCACTCACTAACAATACGTACCCGTGCTCCAGTCTTTTTGTGACGATGGAGAATCTCTTCAGTGTTGGTAGGCATAAAACCAGATCATTAATTAATCTGGTTTTAGTTTAGCCTAATCAACTAACAACGCGGCCAGTCAGGTAACCATCAATATCTTCGTAGCCAGGAGCTTCGTCAGGCTGGAAGTAACACACTTCAACCACAACGTAACCTACACGGCCAGCAGTAGAGTCACCACTGGAGATGTAGAAGCCACCAGACGTAGATGTGGCGGTTTGGCTACCACGCGCTTGGACCGTATAGGTGGTAGCAGCAGTGATCTGCTTGTAAACCTTAGGAATCAAGGTTGCAGCAACACCGGTTTCGGTGAGGAACGGCTGGGTTCCATAAGCTGCGGTACCAGCAGTGAAGAAGATCTCACCGGCTTGAGTACCAGAAACAGTGGAAACCAAGTTAGCCTGTGCCACTGCCTCACTAACAGTACCCGTCGAAGTCAGGCCAGGGCCAAACGTAATGACGTTACCGGTTGCGGCGTAGACACCAGATGCAACACGACCATCACCCCAGCCAGAAGCAACAGATGCAGCGGCGCGGTAGATGTAAACAGGGCGAGTTGCATCACCAGAGATCACCATGCCGGTGATATCGGTACGGGTGTCATCTTGCCGATAAGGCGAGGGAACGATAACAGAGCCAGATGCAACAGGACCTGAGCCGGACGTTGCCGTCACAGCAAGGTAGCCACGGGTTTGGAAATAACGATAGCCAGGGATGGCCAACACTGAAGTTGGACCACCCTTGGAAGCGTCGATTGTACCGGCGCCGTTATCATCAATGTTTTTATACCAGCCGTTTAGTGGTGAAGACCAGTTGCCGGGATAAATTTTCTTAGCTGAAAGATAGGACATTTATTCCTCCTTAATGTAATTTATTCTTTATCAGACAGTGCCGTCATCACGCAGGAAACTGAACGCAGTCGTGATGAAGTCCTTGTTAAGAATATCAAAACCAGCATACAGTTGCCAGATCAGGATGATGAAGCGGCTGAAGTCGTCGTTGTTGTTGATCAGGACCTGAGCGTTCGGGCCGCCGATACCAACGCCAACAGCTTGAGGACCGAAGAAGTAGCCTTGAGCAACTTCGTAGGTACCAGCACCAGGGGAAGAGCCCAGGGTAGCCGTTTGTGTCTTGTTGGGAAAGTTGGTCGACTCGAAGAACTTCACGCCTTCAAACTGAACGCCAGTAGGCATTACAGGTTCACCAGCCAGGAAGTAACCTTGACCAGCTTGGGGACCCTGGAAGAAGCTAGCGTTGTTAGGCATCATGGGGTTACCCATGTACATGCCTTGGCCGGGGTTACCAGAGTAACGAGCGATCTCACGGAAGTCAGGGTCACGACGCAGGTGCATCATGAACGTAGGATCGCAGATGCAACGATACAGACCATCAGCGAAGGTAGGAACGTTGCGCTTACGCAGGTCCTTAACAACGGTCAGAAGGTCGGTACGCACCTGGAACTGTTGAACGTTAGCAGTGTACTCATCTGCGGAGTACACAGGGTTCTTTTCCTTACCACCAGGGAAGTAGTAACCACCTTGGGTAGAAGAAGCGGGACCGTTAGCTTCAGCTTTGGACAGTTCGTCAAGGAAGACGCGGTCACGCCACCGGCGATAGTCGTCGAGCAGGGTCAGTGAACCGATGCTCTGGTGGAACATGTTTAGGTTACCGGTGTCCAGCAGCATGCGCTGGGCGGTAATCAGGGTTCCGATGCTCTGGTGGAACATGTTTAGGTTACCGGTGTCCAGCAGCATGCGCTGGGCGGTAATCAGGGTTTCACGAGCAATCTTAAAGGTGCTGGGCTGGGTGGGATCGCCGGGGTCCGCAGGGCCGGTGTATTCCTTAAGCACCACCAGGACTTTCTCCTTGGTGATGTTACGGCTGTTGGCGGTACCAATGGTCTGGTCGGAAATGCGCTCGCGGCTATCCTTAGTACCGGGGTTGCCCCAGAACTTGTAGCGGTCGAGCTGAACGGTTTGACCTGGTTGACGAGTAAAGTCGTGGACGACCACGGGTTCTACTGCCATCTCGCAGATGTAAGCAGGATGGGGACGGTAGAGTTCCGCGCCCAAAATCTTAGGAAAGTCGGTATCAATGAACACTTGTGTTTATCCTCCAGTGTCGCAGGACAGGGATGTCAGGTGAAAGATTTAGACAAGATTGTCTTATCTAAATGAATTTTAGCAGTTGATAATTTATCAACCCAAATAACGCATTGTAGGCGTAGAATTACGCGCCATGTAGGTGTTGCTGGAACCCGGCCTTTCGGGATCCGCAATCACATTTGGATCAAATCCGGGGACGCCCATGGCTTGAGCGGCGTCAGAAACGCCGCCGCCAACCATCCCACCAAGACCAGCCAAGCCGGCCATGCCTCCCATGTAAAGACCTTGCGTTAAGCGCGTGTCACGAGTAAGGTCTTTCATAGCTTTTTCTCCAGCCGCCATATTCTCAACAACGTTTGAAAGTTGTTGTCTGGAAGCGGCGGCAGTGGAAGAAGCGCCAGCTTTTGCCGCATTCCTAGCACGGGTTGCATATTCAATAGCTGCTTGATCCATGGACTGCATCACAGGAGCTTGGATTGAGCGGGCCATTTGTAGTCCCTGTCCAGCTCTTCCAATTGACCTGCCAGCCAATGCAGCTAAACCACCAGCGCCTGCCGCTTCGGCAAGAATGCGCCCTGTATCTTTTTCTTCACCACTCATTGCATTTCCTGCTACAGAACCACCCGCACCAATTAGCCCGTAGGCCAAGGGTGCGTATTGAGCAGTAACAGCAGGTGACAAGGCATCAATAGCAGGTGACATGGCACCTTGAATGGCTTGTGCATACTTACCCGCAAGGAGGCCTTGAGTTCCCTCAACACCTCCAGCAAGTGCGCCGATCATACGATCACGCTTAGATCCGGCAGGGACATTTCTACCAAGATCACCAAGAATGTTTCCAGTTCTGGTTAGAAGCCCCATTGTGTCACTCCATCACAAACAATTTGTTTGCTAGAACTTGAGGTTGAGCTTGGTTAATGACGCGCCAGGCATTCTGGGGATCACGATCCATCATGTCCTTGAAGCTGCCCCAGAAGTTTTCAGGCTGTTGGGCGGCAACAGCAGAAGGAGGAGCGGGGAATTGACCTTGCTCGTAAGCAACAGGTTGGGTGCGGTAACCAGGGGTTTCCAGTTGCTGCTCATTCTCGTACACGGGGTACGGACCTTCGGGACCAAAGAACTTCAGCGTGTAATCGCTTAGTACGTCGGGGTTGGTAAGGATTTCGTTATAAGCAAGGTTCTCTTGATGCTCATTTACAGAGAACTGTGCATAACCCTGGATAGTATTAGCAGCTTGGTTGCCCCAGGCCACTGCACTATCCAGCATCCCCTCCAGGTTAAGGGCGTAGTTATTTAGGACGGCGGGTGCTTCGATTCCGAACGCGTCCATTACCTGGCGGCTTTCCTGGCTCATCCCCACGAAGTCCGCGATTTGCTCCAAGGACGGAGTCGAGGAGGTTTGGGAATAGTTGGGCGAGTAGTCCTGGCTGGGAGACCAGGTCTGCGGAGCCGATTGTTGCGTAGCTGGGCTGCTGACTTGTCCGTAGTTCGCCGGGGCGTACTGAGGAGTCGGTGCTGAGGGTTGCCCCTGGAACGGGGATTGGACTGGTGCGCTCAGAAGGTTCACTACCTTGTTGAACGCCGACTCCCAAGGATTGCCCGCCGAGGAGGTCTGCGATTGGTCCGCTTGTTGGTACTGGGGGGCGTACTGAGTAGGGGCTGATTGGTAGCTGGGGGCTGCCTGAGGTACCGCCTGGGGGTAGCTCATACCCACTTGATACGGCACCGGTGCTGTTTGGTAACTGGGCGCCGTTGCTGACTGAGCCGGTACCACGTAGCTGCTTGGAGCTACTGCTGGTGCTTGGCTCATCTGTGGGATCGATTGGACGGTAGCGTCCTGCATAACTCATCTCCTTTTGTAATGCTTCAAGGGTTCGATACAGATACGGAGTAAGATCCAATCTGGGATCCGCAGCCATCGGTAAGTCCGGTGATTGCGGGTGGGGGGTCTGCATCATGCCACCCACTAAGCGAGAGAAAGAAGAATATGCATTCTGTAGTTCTCCCACCATCCTGAACGGGAACCCAGATAACATCTCGGCCCGCTCCTCATCCGTTTTTGACGGGAAGAGGTATTTCAGTGCTTCAATGCTATCAACACCTAATTCTTGTAAGTTGCGTACCACGATGGAATTGTTGAGGATATCTTGTGTTGAGTCTTCGTATACAGGGCCTAACCAACGCCACTGCACAGTTAAATCACCATCAGGAATAAGACCTAATACACCGGGTGGCACTTGTTGTGTTTTGACGCAAGCCATCATTAGTTGCTTGACACGTTCATCGAAACCAGCCATGGCATCGGCATACATATCCAATTGTTCTTGTGGTGCATCTTCTTTTGGCTCTACTGGTTTCTCAAGGCCAGCGGCAGCAGCTAGCGTCTCACGGAATAAACGCTCTTCTTGGTAGATGATTAACTCAAGGCAACGAGAGATGCCATACGTATAAATTGCGTTTGCTTTTTTCTTGGATGTGGCAGATACACGTCCAAATAGTGACTTGTATTCTGTTGCGGTAACACCTGCTGAAATTGATAGTTCATCTACACCACCAAGGGCGGTGCGGATTTCTTCTCGGTACTGACGAGCAAATGAATTTTGATCTCCTGTAATTGCATCAGGAACAATGTAACCAACTCGGTCATTGGGTTCCAAGTTTGCAATAATCCTTGGAACACGAATCTGTCCATCTACACCACGACTAACGGGATCTGATTTAAACGTAGAACGACTAAGGGCTGCTTGACTGGTGAAACCTGAGTTGGCTGCAATAGATGGACGCTGTACAACAGAGTCACCACCGGCTTCAATTAGATCTGTCTTGGGGCGAGAAGATAGAAGAGTTGGACTACCAAAGAACTGAATGTTCTTGCGCATGGTACGAACCAACTCATCGTGCGTGACAATGTGATTGGCTAAACTATCAAACTCACCTACGCCTTCAGTAGAGAAACCCTTAGGGTTATTAAAGATTTCTACGCAAGGAATAAAACCAAGCGTATTTTTAAACGTTTTAGTTTGACCGGATGCAATAGAGTGTGGCTGATCGAATGAAAGCTCACCCTCTGAGTGGGTCTCTTCTATTGTCTTACGCTTGATAGATAGTTTAATGAAACGCCTGGTACCTTGACCACCAAGAGTTGCGGGTCCCATTAAATTGCTTTGATTCACGTCTTGCGTGTAACCAAAACCATTGCGTACACGATAGCTGTAGATGATAACAACTTCGTCTAGCTCTCCGTCAATGTTGTAGTAAGTGCGGTATTCGTGTTTACGGAAAAAGTAAAGACGATAGTTGGCTTGTGTAGGACGTATGTAGAACAGGCCTTGCCCGTCACACATGTAATAGTCCCAGATCGAATCTAAGCGTGTATCAAGTTGATTGTATTTAACGACGCGATCAATAAAGTCTTTGCGTTGATTGCCAAAGTTGTCTTGCGCTGGGAAAAATTCAACACCCTGACGGATGCCAAACATTTTCATTTGCGAAAGGTGAGAGGCTACGACACCAGTATCTACGCCAGCTCCTCCGTCCTTGTCGAGGTAGGAATCAACAATTTCTTTGAGGCGACCCTTGACATCGACAGCCATTAACTATTCTCAACGCTACTTGTTGTTAGTTTAACAGATTTTTAGGAAATAGTTCTACGCACGTATCCAGGGGGAAGACCTTGACCCATCTGTGGTCCCATAAAGAAACCAGCGTTACCCATTGGCATCATGCCTGACATACCCATTGCTTGGCGGTACTTCACATCAAGTGCAGGGCCGTACTCACTTGGGAGCATGGGACGGGTGGGCAGTGTTTCAGTTTCCCCGCCAGGGCGGCTTTGGTTACGTAGATCGCCGGCACGATTCAATCTCCCGCCAGGAATGGGTAAATCTAAGCCGGCAAAAAAATCATCGTATTGACTTTTTGGAGCACCGGGGACGTTCATTTGGCCGCGGTAAAGCATGTGTCTGATACCTAGTGCTTTTATTTTACTCTTCCTCTACTTGGTAACCAGAAGCATCGTGTACCTTACTCAACACAATCCCGGCGCCCTTCAAGTCCCAGTTCAAGACATCGCCTTCTTGCCAGCCCAATTCGTCAATTAGTTCATCTGGAAATTCAATAAATAAATCTCCGGAATCAGCCTCTTGAATTTCTATGATGTAGCCGGTCATTTTGCTAAGAGCTTTTCTATTAGCTTATCAAGCTTAGTATTGATTTGCTTGAAGTTATCATGCATTTCTTGAATTTCTCTTAAGAAGTCAACTTTGAGAACATACTCCAAGGGAAGGCGGTTTACTTGATTTTCTAACGAGCTTAACCGGTTCTCTTGTGTATGTAACATGTCATGCAGGGTACGCACTCTTTCGTGTGCGCGGGCAAGAATTTTATTGGCAACCCAGCTGCCACCTCCTATCGAAGAGATAAGAGCCGTTAGGCCAAGTGCAATATATTCCGGACCCACGACCTGAATGCTTTTTTACTATTTTACTATCTAAAAATCAACTTGAAGATTACCCTTACGCATTAAACCTGTAATGAGCCAGACCAACGAGTCAACACAGTCATCGTGACTGCTGACACCAAAGTTAGTCAACTCCTCGAACAAAGTTGTGAAGTTACGATACCGATTGAATATGACTTTACGATCTTCAAACATGCCCATGATTCCCCTGAAACGAGCCAGCTTATCAGCTCTGAATGCTTTAACGGGATGCCAAATTAGGTTATATAGTCCTTCATTATTAAGACAAACACGTTTAAAGTCAGATTCCAGGGACGCTTGATAAGCTACTGATTCTGACCAAATATCACATGTCGAATAAGTAGGGAAATAAAGACCATTCTCCTCTTTGCCAATGATGGACCAGTCATTGAGAAGTTCTTTTAGCTCGTCTAGCTTTTCTAAATTACCCATGACGCGAAGGCGTCTGTAATCAATAATATGAATCTGATCACCAATGCGTCCACCAAGAATCATTACTGTGTAATCATTTTTCTCTTTAACTCCAGCAGATAGATCAACCCCAATACCTAACGCATCAAACTCAGTTGCAATTTCAGCCTTGACCAGTAGTTCAGGCGAAAGAGAAAGCTCATTCTGTCTGACGATTTGATTCATGTACTGGAAAGAAAAAGCAATAGGTGCCTGCCGCTTCTTTTCTTTTAGGTACTCAAGTGACCACATTTCTGGCCAATAAGATTCCTCTTCTCCTGTTATGGGATCCGTGTTGATGGCAGAAAGAATGATTTGCCGCCAGTTGTTTTGTTCGTTGAAAGTAGTAGCGTGAATATCATCATGCCTAAATCTGGTACCTAGGCAAATTGCGCGTCCCCCTTCAAACATGGTGGGAGCAATAACTGCGTTCCAGTTATCTTGCATGGTACGCCGGATATCTGGGTTAGATATGTCAGCACTACTCTTGATAGGGTCATCGATACAAACTAGATGACTACGTTTGGAGGTAACTGAACCCTTCAGGCCCGCAGCACATAAAGTAAATTGCTCGTCACCTGTGTTTTCAATACCTGCAAAGCGATAATCAATTGACCAATACTCGTTACTAGTTACGTTTTTAAGAAGACGCACCGAAGGGAAAACATCTTGGTATCGCTTGCTTTCAATAATGCGTTTGATGGTTGCTGACTTAGAACGTGCGATATCAACCGTATAAGACAGATACAGAATCTGAAGAGGTTTTTTGGCAGTGGTGTGAACTCCAATTGCCCATGCCGCAAGCAAACCCAAGACCGTAGATTTGGCTGAACCCCTGCTGGCAAGTAGATCTAGGTTGGGTCCAGCGATCTTAAGCAGGCAATCACTATCTTGGTTGGGAACTAGATGATGGTGCCATTCAAGGTGATGCTTAGCTGGTTTCTTCTTTTCGTCAATGTACTCACAAAAGAAAGCAAAATCTTCCCGTGCCTTTAGAAGTAGATCTTCGTCATCACGTTTACGCACCTTGTGGTTTTGCGCAGCCGCTTGTGCATTACGCCGATAAGCAAGGTGTGTATGTGCAGGCATCTTCAGTAATTAACCGTTACTGAATACTAACCTAATCTTCTTTCTTTTTACGTTTTGACTCTTGGTATTTACGCGCCTTGTCTAATGCAGCTTTACGCTTTTCCTTATCATTCATCTCTGAGCCATCTTCTTTCTTAGCATCTTTCTTTTTCAGATACTCAAGAAATTGAGGTGGCATCTTTTTCTTACTCATTTCTGCATCTGTACTGGTGAAAGCCTATTAGCACGGCCAGGCCCAAAGTCAATACCTGAACGCATCTCTTGTCCGCGATCCATCGAGGATTGTTCCAATGCGCGGCGACGCATTGCCTGGCTCTCCATTGCTTGCTGCTCTTGAGCGGCACCCATTTTATTCAAATTACCAGTGCCAGCACCCATGTCAGTTGCAGTTATTCACTTAACTGCATTTTAGCCCATATACTCATTGACGCTTCATGCAGTGGACCCTCAATAGGATCGTCTTTGAAAATAGTAAGTAACTCACGAATTGCCTGGTCAGCACCAGCCATTAGGAGTCCTTTGCGATCCTTGTTGGAAGTGTAGGATTCTACTTGGCCAATTGTTGAGCGTAGCTCTTTTTGCATTGCAGCAATACGTGCCACACCTGCGTCACGCTTGACAGCATAATTTTCAATGTCTTCACGCAACTTGCGAAGATCTTCTTGCATCTCCAGGATTTCATCTAGGAGTACTTTGCGGTGATCTGGTTTTGGATAACGGTTATTCAGCCACGCTTCACATGAAGCTATGGAGCCTGAGTAACCAGAAAACCTTGCATAAAGATAGGACTCAATTAATGAGTAACAATCTTTTGCAAAGGCATGAAATGATTCTTGAGTTGGTGTGTCTTGATTGTCGACCCAGCGGTCAAACAACTCAATATCGATAAGCTCGTTGAGATTGTCCGTAGTCCCTTTCTTCGTCGCGCTGCTTAAACTCCTGGCCTTGCTCGGCCGAAGTCCTCTGCTCGGTTGCTCCTTTTCCGATTGTTTCACGTTCTTGAGCACCAGACTCCTCCATTTTCTTTTTGGAAAACTCGTAAGCAACACCAGCAGCCTGGCGATACTTATCTAAATCAAACCAGTCGTCAGCATCTACCTGACCCTGGGGGACACTACTGGTCATGATAACGCAGACAATGGAGGAGTGGGATCTTGTCGACCAGTTATTTTAGATTTTTTAACTTGTCGATCTTTTGATTCTTGAAGACGGGTAAGGAGTCCGGTAAAGCCATCTAGGCTAAAACCCTGGTCAATTCCTTTTTGTTCCTCTGGAATCACCATCTACTAGAAGTTGCTCATCATGCTACCAAGGCCGGTAGCAAAGATGTCACGACGACCCTCAAGGGATTTTTGACGTTGTTGACGACCTTTAGATGCCTCAAGGCGATTGAGGAGTTCTTCAAACTTATTAATATCAAAATAGTCGTCAGCAGGAGCAGTTCCGGTTCCCATATTATTAGGAAAATGTTTCTTCAATAATTATAACAACCCAAGCTTATCCCCAGAAACCAGAGACAAGATTTGAGTACAGGCCACCAGCGGCACCAATTTTAGCCACTTGCTTACTGCCTTCATTCTTAAGGGATTGCGTTTCTTTATCGATCTCACCCTGAAGATTGGTAAGTCCAGCACTGTACAGATACTGCCTGGTATCACGTACATTTTGTTGTTGTGCTTCCAGCTCTGCTGGAGTGCCCTCAAAACCTTCACCAAAGTCAGGGGTAGTGATCTTGGTACGATCAGCTAGATTGCCGCCGTAAGAAGGAAGAAGTTTGGAATCAAACTTAATTGTTCGCTTACCAGTCTTGTCTCCTTTCTCGTCGAGAGTCTGCTTGCCGAACATTGTGTCATAGTAATTATCTAAGTAACTTTGATTAAACTTCTTTTGATATTCCGGACTCTTAGTTAGAGAACCTTTAAAGTCCTCCATGGTCCCGTAATAGCCCCCTTGGAACCGCTCTTGCGCCTTGCTTACCTCTTCTTCTGTAGCACCACGGCCAAGAAGCTCTTCATAGGCCGCAGAGATCCCTGTAGCCCTCTTACCGGGCAGTGCTGCGGTGTACTGCTGAGTAAGTTCAGCAATGTCAGCTTCTGGAGGGGTGAGATCGTATTTAGCTGCATAATCACGTAATTGATTTGCAGCAGACTCATACCCAATTAAACCTTGGCCAAGTTGCTGTTGGGTAGTGGTTTTAAGACCTGAATAGCCAGCGGCGCCAGAAGCTTTACGTGCATCTGCTTCTGCCTTCCGCTCTAATCGCTCTGTTTCAACGCGACTCTCTAGTGTCTTTTCACGCTCTTGTTGATACTTTAGATAATTTGCAAAAGTATCATCGGGCGGTGGTGGCTTGTAGCTTACTTTTGTGCCCATTAGTATGCACCCATACCTTCAAATAATCCGTATTTGCCAGCCAAAGCAGCACCTGAACCAATTGGTCCAAACATTGCGGCAAGCTTATTGTTTTCTGCAGTACCAAGCCTTTCTTTTTCTGCGTTTTTTTGCATAAGTAAATTAGCAAAACTTTGCTCTCGCGGTGACAAGGCTTCTGTGGTCCGCCTTGCTCTAGCTGCACTTTCTGCACCCTGTTCTAAATCAAAACCCGGGCCAAATTTATATTTTGATGCGGCAAGTTGCCTAGTAATATCAGCCTCTGGAGCAAGAAAAATTTGATTTCTATCCGATGCTATTCTCTCTGCTAGACCACGATATTGTGCCTTTCTGCTTTCTTCTATGGCAGAATTTGCCATAGCGTTTTGAAACTTAAAAGCTTGAGCCTGGGCACCACCACTAAAAAGACTTTCGGCTAAGCCGCCAAGTGCACTAATGCCTGCTGCTGCTACTTCTGGAGCAATTACTACCATTGGAATTCTTTCCCAGCTCTTTTATGTTGTGCTTTTATTCTACTCATTAGTAATACTGCTTAACTTGATAATTTGGAGATTGTGCTACTCCTTGTTGACCAAGTCCGGCTGCTGTAAGTGCGGATAACTGTTGACCAACATCGGACATTACTTGGCCACGCCTAGCAATTATGTTCTTGGGGATGTTGCCAAGATTTAAAATGCTTTGGTGTAGCAGATTTCGTTCGTCTCTTTTTTTATCGAATTCTTCTTTCCTCGCTATGAGTCTGTTTTGCATATCCTCCTGTAGTTGAGCGGCAACCCTTGCTTCTCTTTCTTTAAGTGAAGCTCTTAAGCTCTCAGCCCGCGGATCAAATTTATTTAACTGTTGTGCTACGACTGCCATCGTGCCCATATCTCCTGTTATTTTTGTCAGGTCAACTGGTGGAGTAGATGGATACTCTGCTATTCCGGCTTTAATTTGAGCGTCAAGGGCAGCAATAGGATCTGATGTTGCCCCAAAGGGTGCATTTGTTGCGGAAGGTTGCGATCCAAGGATACCGCTATTGTTAAAAATATTTAAGAAACGTGGATCACCATATTTAAAAGTAGGGAAATTACTTTTAGATGCTGCCGTAAAAAGATTATCACCACCAAAGGGGGTGACGGGGATGGGAAACGCTTGCGGAACTTTGGGTGCCATGGTTTTATTTATCCAAATTGAATTTGGGGCATTGGCAGAACCATCGAATTGTAAGGGCTGTTGGCTGCCAGCGTTCTAGAAAGCGCTCCTTGCTCAGCCATTCCTCTATCTAGTAATTGTACACCACCTGCCATACGCGCCAAACTTTGCATGTTTGCAGTTTGAAGATTCAATAAAGTTTTCTGTATATTTGCTTCTTCACGTTGCATATTCAAAAGAAATGGGAATCTTGATTTCATTTGATTATTTTGAGCTTCATTGGTAATCTGTGCCAGCTCTCTTTGATAAGCAAGATCACTAGTTTGATTTAAAGCCCGCCTTCTATTTTCTTGTTCAAGGCTAAGGTTAAAATCTTTTTGCAGCTCTTCCCTTTGATAAGCAGCAGCAGACCTGCTTTTTGCACGTTCTCCAACATTAAGTGCGCCCAGGCCAAAAGGCAAGGGTATTTTAAGATCCTGAAGTCCCGTACCAATCCCAAATAAACCGCCACCACCACCTGAAGCAACAGCGCCTGCAACAGCTTGTGGTGCTGAACCAGTTACTTGCTGCACTCCGCGAGCAGTTGCTTGTTGCGCTTGATATCCGACAGTAGCGGGAACAAGATAACGTAAGGCCATACCAGCCGCTTTTAATACCGGTGGTCCCGACATCATTCCAGCAGTAGCAGCGGTAGTCGCAATATTTGCTAGCTGGCCAGCACCAATGCCTATAGGTGCGCTAACGACTCCCGCTACAGGATCTTCCATGAATGTTCCAAGGGCTCCCAATGCAGCGCTGGACTTGCCCCCAGCGGCCTGTCTGTACCTACTTGGACTTGTTGGGGTATCTGCGGTTTTAAACACGCCACCAGGCTTAAGGGCTTCCTCTTTTACTCTTTGTCCGAATCCGCCCATACTGTTCATAAATCGCTCAAACACATCAGCCGTCGTTGCGCCAGGGCGGATGGTTGTCGCACGTCCTCTCGAAAGTGCTTCTGGCGGTAATTCACCTGCAAGAACTTTTTTACGAATAGCGTCCAGGGTATCTGTTTCGCCGTAATAAGCACTTGGATCCTCGCCTGCTGCTCTTGCTAGCTCTTCCGGCGTCATTATTTACTAGTATCTTTTAATATTTAAATTCTACCAGAAGCAATATTTATTGCATTGGTAATTTGCCTTCTGTATTACCAGCAGCAGAGATTGCCTGGTTAGTAAGTACACCCGCCATTGCGCCTGCAGCAGAACCAAGAGCACCGCCTGCTAACCCACGTAACACAGCAGGTGTACGTTTACCCATCACACGAGAAACACTTGTTTTTTCACCTGCAAGCAAACTAGGTTGAACAACTTGTTCGACAGTAGGAGAGGAAAGGATTCCCATACGCGCACCAGTGATGCCTCCAGCTAATGCAGTAACAGAAGGTATGCTGACTGGGTAACCAAGAACACGAGCCTCTGGATCACCCTGAAGATTCTCTGGTGTGACTTTAACAATACCCATGGTTGCTTTACCAATCGGACCAGGATCGTTATAAAGAAAATTCATATAGTTTGCATATCGTTGTTTGGTAAGATCAGGGATTTCTTCTCGGGCCTTGTCAAAGGCCAAAGGACGGCCTGTTCTGCCTTGAAAGAATCGTTGAAATAATTCAGTGCCAGGCTCTGTTGTTTTAGTTGGGTCTTCCGGATCAGGCGCGTTTTGCTTGTATCCAGTAGGCCTGCCAAGCTCGCTAATGTTTAATGGGTTATATGCACCGGTAAGGGCTACGGCAGGAGCAACAGCAGTCAACGCAATCAATCCTTTTGCATAACCAAGTTGTTTATTTGGATCAACAACTTTACGCATTGATTGATCAGCCATCTCAAGTGGATGACTCATTTGCCAATACAATGAACGTAACTCATCAGTAGTTAAATCAGCACCAAGTCTTGTTGCGTAAGCACCAAGAAAAGCCAATGGTGTTTCCGTGGTAATACCTACTTCTTTGATATCTTTACGAAATTCCGGATCGTAAAAAATATTACGCTTTGGGCGATATGCTTTACCTGCCCCTAAAGTTTTTAAAGATTGTGTGGCGGCTTCAACGCCACCACCAAAACCACGATATTGTTGAAACATGATTATCCCATCCTTTGCTCTTGTAATTGAGCAAGTAGTTCAGGCGGAAGAGTCACGCCTGGATAATGAAATGCTCTTTGATCAACACCACCTGTTTGGAACAAGGTACCAGGGGATAAAGGCATGGCATTAGAAGACACATTGTTAAGCATCTCCCTCTGGCGTAATGCCTGTAAAACTTGTGCTGATTGGCTTTGATCGGTGGGTATTGTTTGTTGCGACCGGGTTGAAGTATTGGCTTCAAGTGCTTGAGGTGCTTTTGGTAATAAAGAACCACCAGTAACGAAATCCGTTGCTAACGGAGACAATAAAGATGCTGCCATGTTAGCCCCTTGCTCCAGGCCCGATGGGGATAGGCGTTCAGTGACTTTTCCTGTTTTTACATTAGTAACCAATTCTTTTGTTGCAGGACTTAATCTACGCGCTACTCTCATGAGAGGATAATTTAAAAGAAAATCACCCACTCCATAACCAAGAGCGCCTGCTGGTCCCGCTGCTATACCACCGATGAGAGCATTAACAGCGGCACCGGGAAGAGCACTCTTGGCAACATCAGCAGAAGTCTTGCTTCCCAATACGCCTAAAAGACCTCTCATCAAAGAAGCAGCCATTGATATATCCTTTTAATTCATTTTACAAGTAACAACTTATTAGGCTGTTTTACCAGGGGAAACATTTAACTCCTCCTCTGAAATTGTTTTACTGCCCTCAGCCTCTTCTTTCCCTGCGTATAAATCTTTGCGTTGCAACAACTGAGCTACAGATACTTTATCCTCGGCCTCGTTCTCGACACGATTTTCTGCCATTGACATCAAGTAGCCATTTGGATCTGGGTTACGCATCCTTGGCATTGGATTCTTAGCGCGTTTGCCAGGATTAACAGTAGGACTTACGTTGTAAGCATCAACCCACTCTTGGTTAAAGTCAGGTTGATTCTGTGGGCGATTACGAGTAAGTGCACGGCCTTCCTCAAAGCTGTAAGATACAGGTCTATCAAACCTACCTAGTCCCTCAAACAGTTCATAATCTTTGGGATCCAGTTGGTTCTCATCGTCAAAAAAAGGAGAATTACCCACAAACCTAAGGCGTGGGTTAAGGGTTGTCTTCCTTGTTTGCAAGGCATTAGTTAGGTGCTCCGCTTTAAAACGTGACGGTGTCCAGGGGGGTGCACCTGTCGACGGCTTGGAAGCAAACAAGTCATTGAAGTTGAGTTGTCTAGCGACACGACCACCTTCGTTGAAAGGATTGGTTAGGTAACGACCAAGCTCAAGGCGATCATCTCTTGCCATTATTCTTCAGTCTTTTTCTTGTTATGCAATCCTACCAACGTTTGACGCAACCGCGCCTGCTTAACTGTTTTGTCATCGTACTTAGTGGGTTCGGCAAGAACATTTTCCTGTAGCTGAGCAGAGGTAATACCTTTGCGTTTTGCCTTGGCGGTGAACGCACCCTCCTTCATTTCAGCTTTTTGAATCCACTTATTTGGTTTTTTCTTTTTATCAGCCATGATCAACGATTGCGACGTTTGCCTGCACGGCGACCTGCTTGTGCCATTAGTTGACCCATTGCATTTGATATATCTTGATCATTGGCTTTAAAACCATATGCACCCGGTGGTTCTACGCTAGCACGTTGCGCTTGACGAGCAGCCAACTCAGCATCTATTTCTTTTGATTGACTGTTTGTAATTAAATCTTCAATGTCACTACCAATGGTTTCATTGAAATCGTACTCAGCTACTGTTTGTGCAATCTCTTCGTAAGGTGAAAACCGATCCATAGCAGACAAGGCTGTTCGACCTTGTGTCATTAACTTACCAGTATTTGCTTGTTGTACACGACCTTTGGAAACACTAGCTGCTTCACGTAAAAGCCCGTTTAAATCTGCACCTTCTTGTTGAGCAATAGCAGAAGCAAAAGCAAGAACATTTTGTTTTTGCATTGGCTTGCCGCTGCGTTGACGATAATCTAGTAATGCAGCGCTTAAGCGTTTACCACCCGCTACCTCCGGAGAAATTGTTTCAGTAATAGTCCTTCCAGGTTCAAGTACACCTTGATACGTCTTAGCTCCTATTTCTGTGTCGGGATCATTAACAAGCCGCATTTTAACTTGTTGGCCAGGGAGCCCAATTTCTCTTCCCCCTCGGCCTGCTATTGGTATCGTACGTTGCGCAGGGCCTGAAACAGCCGCACCTAACCCGTAACGATCACCAAGATCTGTATCTAATGTTGTTGCGTTAACGCGCACACGTGAGGGTTCAGACGTTTGAACAAGAGTATTGGCAACTGTCAAGGCCTCGTTAAGGATTGGATTTTTACCTGGCCCGCCTGCAAACTCATAGCCGCCCTCTTTTCCTATACGAAGAGCGTCATCAATTACCTTGATGCGGTGACCTGGGATAAGTTGTGAGAACGCATCCTGGACTCCCTGTAAGAATAAATAGTGATTTTTGGTTCCAGGAAGTTTGTTAGTTTCTGGATCACGTTGTAAAGACGACATTGGGAGTTGTGCGTCATTAAGACCAAGAAGCGGAGAACGCTTCTCGCCTGTTGCTTGATCTATATACTTACGTTCATCTGGTACTTCGTAACGAGTTTGCAAGAAGTATTTTGCACCTTCTTTAACTACCCCAGTGGTGGGGTCTTCCTCTAATACAGTATGTTCTTGAATTAAAGGTGCTTTGCGTTGAGGTAAGCCACTTGCATCTTTAATAAAATTCCCACGTTCATCCGTTAAAACTGGATTTGTTAGCAAGTTACGCAATGCTTGTGACAACGTTACGTCAGAAGTAACAGTATTGCCTGCGCTATCGCGACGTGTTACTTGATCAATAATAAGATTCGGGCTTAAGGTTCCTAATTTTACTTGTCGGTTTTTGGTATTTAAAACGGTAACGTCAAGGTTTTCAAACCGTCCCAAGGTATCGATTCTTTCTGTGGATGGCTCAAGTAATTTTTTATTGTAGTTATTTGTAAGGCGGTTGTACAAACTAACCGCCTCATCTGGATTTTGAAAATTCCGATTGGTTTGCGGGTTTTTAAATAAGGTGCCATAGTTAGGATCCACGTAACCTTCAAGACCTGGATTTGCAAGCAACATTAATTTATCAACTTTTAAATACGCATTTCCAGTATCGGTAAGTTTTACCTTTCCTGCATCCATAGCTTCGTATGTGTTGTTAAAGAGCGGACGTTCAGCAATCTCTGCAACTTCTCTTTCCTTTCCGCTGCCGTATTCTTTAACACCACCAATAGCGTAACCGACACCTTGGCCTTTGTACCGCGCTCCTTCTTCTGCGCCCGAGGCACTGCTACCAGGCAGCGTAACAAAAGGCTCTACTTCATCCCGTGGGACAAAACCAACTGCTTGACCAATCTCAGCACCAATACCAGTTCCAGCTTCCCCTAAGGAAGATTGCGTTGCACCGATGTCAGACTTTCTGACAAGTGATCTTGTCTCTGGATCAAAATACAGAGGTTCTAAATCACTACGGTCATAACGAGCTGAAGCCCTGGGCCTTGAAACGGAAATATTTTGTTCACCTTTTGCATTGGTAACAGTGATAACTTCGGTTGGACTACTTTGGGTGCCGGTGTATCCAAAACCTTTTGTTTTAGGGAATTGAATCTCACCACCAGAAATCAAATAATCTTTAATACTGTTAGCGTTATCAGCAGCCAACAATTTTTTTCTAACGTGCTGGGTAGCAAGACGATGAACATCTGGATTGCCAATAAATACATCCGAAATGTTTCCTGTTGAAACCATGGAACTTGCCAATGCTTCGCTTAGTTCTCTTGGGAAAACATTTTCATCGCCAAGATTCTTTGCAATAATTTCAGGTTTCAATAAATTATTATCATCAAACAAGGCTTCGTTATATTCTTGAGTTATCCGAGCCGGAGGAGGAGTTTGCTTGCGTTGTTTTGCTTCTCTTAGTTTTTCTGCCGCCAGGGTGCCGACTAATTCTGGATCAACACTAGACGCTACCTGAAAATTAAAACCTTCCGGCAAAGGGGCGTCTTCAGTCGAAATATCAAGAGATTGCCTTGCTTCATTTAAAGCCTGTTGACGCAGTGCCTTGCGTTTGTTAAGTTGCGAAACAAGTGACTCAGATGCAGATACTCTTAATGCTGCCTCAGAAGGATCGGCAGCTGTTTTGGCTGCAGATGTGTAACCACCTTCCGTAACATTTTGCACATCTCTTTGAGAAAGTGAATCAATATTTTGAATGACTTGATCAAGGCCAGTGTCATTAGCTTCGTTCTGTTGACGAACTACACTGGGTAATTCTTTTTGCTGTACTTGAGTTAAATCTTCTGGTGCAGCCAAACTACCGACTGATTCCGCATAAGAGCGTGGAGAAAAAACAGGACGTTGCAAATTCCCCTCCCTGGGAACCATGCGTCCATGGCGACGTACCATCCTGGTTTCCGGCTGAGAAGCAAGACCCGCCAAAATATTTTGAGCTTCTTCTTGCTCTAATTGATCAACAACATTTTGTTGACGACGCATTTCTCCTTGCGTCATTCTTTCAGCTTCTAAACGTTTTTCTTTTTCATAATCAGCTTGATATTTGTCAATAAAATCTTGAGCAAAATCTACCTCTTGCGCTGGAGAAACTTGATTATCAGGAATACGAGAAGGTTCTGGTTTAGTTTGTTGAGTGGCTGGGGCTGATTCATTTGCAGCACGGGCTACATTGGCTAAATTAACCTTTACGTTGCCAGCGGTTGCGGATTTGGCTAGGCCTTTAAGCAATCGTCGAGTACCTAGAAACCCAGCGGCGCCTCCCGCTAAAGCAAGGCCTATCCCGAGACCTACAGACAGCGGATCGGTACCCTTAGGTTGCTCTTGCTGTGGTGCGCGAAGTTGATTTTGGCGAAATGCTCTGACTTCAGGGACTAATTCAGCCCTTTCATACGGATCATCAGGAATTTGAACACCTGTTGCGCGGCTATAAGCGTAAAAATCAGCTGGAGAAACAGCCATTTGGTTTTATTGCAGAAACTTTTGCCTTCCCATATTCTATTAGCTAGATACCCAAAGAATAGATGACTTATATTTAGTAAAGACACAAGTTTTGGGTACTAATGGACGCAGGTGTCCGCCAAAAGCGCGTTGAAGCCCTTGAAAAAATCAAGGAAGTTGCGCTAGAACGTGCAAAAGAAGGTGCTGACTCTTTTGAAGTGCGTGATTTTGTTACCGAAGCCAAAAAAGAGTTGGCTTATCAGCTACCAGACGAAGAAGCATTTAGAAAAGCAGTGAAAGCCACGCAAGCTTACAAGGGTTCAAAAGAAAGTTAAGACCTAAGTTTATTTTCACAAAGTCCGGGGCTTAAAACCCCGGCTTTTTGGTGTAAATATTTGGGCAAAGTCCCAGGTTTACATACATATTTAGGATTTTATATTTTTTTACTATCTGTAATAACACATTTGTTTTGATGTGATACCCAGCAGCAATGCTGTGGGTTAATTTGTGCCGGGAGCAAGTCTTACTTACACAACGCACCAAGTTTTGGACCTGATTTTGGTATGATTTGCTCAACTCTTCTCACATACCCTACCCGACGTAGATGCCGTATAGAAAAAAAGAAAAGGTGTAGGGGTCAATAATTATAGCGGGGGCTGCGCATCCGTAAAACGCAGAGTTCCATTGCATTCAATTCCATGCGTACATTTGAGCAGGCTGAAGTTTACTTTGGCCGTTGCGACCAGGCAGCAGAGTATCTGATGAAGGGCAAGAAGGTGAGCATTCACCTTGAAGTGTTGGGTCAGTTCGGTACTGACGTGAAGCAGTGGCTTGTGGATCTACACAATGCTATTGCAGTCGAGTGCTATGACCCAGCAGATTGCCTAGAGGATAGCTGCTCGCCTGAGTATAAGTTGTCAGTACTTGTGAAGAATGGCAAAGCAATTGCCAGTGCGAAGCAAGTTAACTGACTACGTTTGAAGGTTGCCTCTTCCCCTGGTGATTAGCCAGGGGTTTATGCAGCACTCATTCGCTGGTATCCTTACTATCCATAAGGTATAATACCAGCCAATAAGCTGTCGTTCACCCCAAATCCCTTGCTATCACTACATTCTTATACCCATTTAGGCTAAGTATCTAGGTGGGGCAAATAAGATTGTCGTAAGCATAGGGCTATGTATAACCAGGGGCTGCGCATCTGTAACACGCAGACAACTCAACCACAACCAAGGAATTAAACATGGCAATCCTCAAAGAGATCTACATGGAGAAGGCTAAGGGCTACAACTCAAGTGGCCGAGGCAACAGCGTTGCATCTTGTGCATACCGCGCAGCAAATAACGCCAAGACCAAAGGTTGGCGAACCTGGTGGATCTCCGATCAATGCGATGTGCTCGACATGGCAACTGTTATCAGCCACAAACCAAACACCAACTGGTACTACGTACTTAGGTTGGAGGAGGACCTGGAACTAGTGTGGAAGGTTCTAGCTGATAACTATAAGGATGTGTTAAACACATACCTGCAATACCATGCAGCTCTTGAGCCTTACGAGCCTTGCGAGTACTGAGTGCCAGGCGTGAGCCGGGGGATCGAATCCCCCACTCAGCATTGCCTCCAGCGGAGATAGGCACCGCACACACGGAGAACACCGTGACCAACACCACCACAGCTACACTTCCTACCAGGGAAGAGCTAGCTAACACGGCCTACGACACTATCCAGTATTGGATGGAGTCAGGCCACTCGCAGCTACTAAGCCGTGAGCAAGCACTTGAGATCGCCGCATGGGGTCTCAAGATTGCAGGCTATAGCGAGCTGCAACACCACGTTCTTGCGGAGCTTGTAGAGCTTCCCGAGAACTACGGCTGATCCGTCAAAGCGGAAGGCAGGGTGCAATTCCCTGCTCAGCCATTACCACACACTGAGTGTGGTCAACTCAACATCATGACTAACTACAGAACATTCAGCTTTGCTGTCACAGGCGTTGTAGCAACCATGGCTATTGTTTGTCACCTTGGTGTACAAGCATTAGACAAGGCTACAGCCGAACAATGCAAGACACATGCATGGCCCCAGGCTGCACATCAAGTCCACATGGACTGGTGTGCAGACAATGGCTATACAACCAACTGAGTACCAGGCGTGAGCCGGGGGATCGAATCCCCTACTCAGTTATTACCACCCACCGAGGGTGGTTACACCACTGACCATGGCTATTCGCAAAGCTATTGCTAATCAACTCTTCAATGCTGCCAAGGCATTGGAGAAAGACCAGACCAAGGAGCAAACCGGTAGGTTAATCAATGGCATACGCATTAGTTTAGCTAATGTCATCATGCCTAACATACCGCTATCTAAGTAGTACACACGTACTATCCCCCTCCACCCGCAAGGGTGGGCACACATCCCTAAGTAATCACCATGCTTCAACCTATTCTTGCAATTGTCATGGGCACTGGTGCTGGCATGCTACTGGCCGTCGGCGGGCAGAAGTTACTCAACCAGCACTACCAGGAAACATGCCCATCCAAACCTACACATCAGCTAGTATCTATCACCAGCTTTATCGGTGATGCAGACTACTGTATTAACAAGAGCTGGCTCTGACACTCCTTGTCCTAAGCATGACATTAAACTGCTACTCAACTCAATCCAACCCAACTAGGAACTATGTCTCCTTCAAGCGTTGAACATCTACTTACCCAGCAAGCTCGCCTTCTGGCACGTAGAGAAACACCAGTCATCGACCAAGAGCTTGAGAACTTACGCCAATCGGCATTGGAAGTATTCTTCCAGTGGCAAGATGGAGCACGTGAGTTCCAAGATCTAATACCCTTTGTTGCCATCCTTGAGAAGAAGGTTGATCTCAACCGGTCACTACTCAAGTGGGAACAAGAACACATCACTGACTGATCTCTGCACTTAACCCTGAGTAACACCAGGGTTTTCTGCAGGGTTCACCCCTGCTCAACATCTACACCACTCACATCTATGGCAATTACACTTGACCACCAACAAATCCAATACGCACTCAAAGAGTTCGATATTAAAGAGCAAGATTATTACTTGTTGTTTGATCAAAATGTCTACATGGTTTGGTGCACCACAGGCGCCAAGGCATTGCAACTTGTAACCGAAAACTCTTGCGTATCACTTGACCACAAGAATCAATGGTACTATCTCCATGAAATTCCTGAGTCATACGTAGTACCAAGCTACGTATGCGTCAAGTACATCCTTGCTACGAACTGACATGAAACAAGTCATCCGCATCGGCAACAAACGCTACATTCACCTAGATACCTATGGTGAATACAAAGATACCACCCTGTCTAAGATCGTCATGACAACCCTTGTACTAGCTATTGCAGCAATCACTGCAGGAGCTATGGTTGGCATTGACATCACCAACA